TAATAACCCCAGTTAACGCGTATACTACTGACTGGGTAGCTTACTCAAGAAACTGGGTTGGCACTTCGTACACAGATGCATGGAATTTAACATAAATTAAATAGGAGTTACTTATGGGACTTTCGTTAATAAACAGACCAGTGACAACTACACTGAACGCTTCTACGTATACAGAGATTCGCACTGGTACACAAGACTGTTATGGTTTTATAATTCTGATTAGCACAGGGTATAGTTCAACAGGGTTTTATATTGCTGATAACGAGGCTGGGACAGGTGCGGTACTTATTCCTGAGGGGATTAGTGGTATACCTTGGACAGACTTTGTGGAGTTTGACTCAACTGTTATGTGGTGTAAGGCAGCTTCTGGTACGCCGGATTTGATTTTAATGCCCGGCAAGATTCCTGCAATACTTTAATAGGAGATTATTAAAATGGTTTTAAGTTTAATAACAGTTGACGATGTTGGGAGTTTGACTACACCTAAGTCAATGATACAGGCAATAGACACAAACTTTGACGCAACTAAGGTAATTGCAGACGCGAATGAGGAAGCTATCGAGGATTTGCAGGCTCCTGTTTTGGATGGGCCTGCTTATTGGTTTGATGGGGTGGATGATTATGTAAACATTATTGATAACGATGATATAGTAACAGATGATAGTATGTCGTTTAGTTTTTTGATCTCCTCAGCAGTTGACGGCTCGTGGGATACGTTACTTGATCGCAGGGACGCAGATAATGACGGATTTGTAATCTCTCTGTATTCTGATGGTCAAATTTGGGCGCAGTATAATGACATAGATACTAAGACAACCAATTGCAATTTAGTTGCTGGTACACTATCAATAATTACAGTGGTTGTGGACGTGACAGATACAATGAAAATTTTTCAAAATGGAGTAGAATGTATCTGTTCAGGACAAACAAGCATTGCTGGAGAGACTATTGATGTAGCTACCACCAATCTTCCCTTGGGCAAGTCGTTTAATGGTTTTAAATTTTTCAGTGGTTCTATGTACGAAATCAGATCTTTCAACATGGCCCTGGACCCCACAGACGCAACCGACCTTGCTATAATCAACGGCGGGGAAGTTCCGTTTAAGTATCAGGGTGCGAGTCAGACGGCTTTAACTTCTGGAACACTCATAGCCGGAAAAGAGTATATTATAGACACATTTATGGCTGGTGATGATTTCGTAAATATTGGCGGAACAAATGTTACAGGTAATGTATTTGTTGCAACTGGAACAACTCCGACAACTTGGACAAACTCAAGCTCATTAAGACAAATAGGCTGTGTCCTCGATTTAAACAAAAACGGAGTCGGCATAAACACCTGGGCTGATCAAAGTGGCAACAGCCTCCACGGCGCAGTATCCGGGGCAATACCTTTTAACCTGCCTGTAAATCACACAGAAAAATACATTGATTTAGTAGTAACAGGTGATACCAGCTTTACCCTACCTAAAGATTATATCATTGATGCAATTGTTCTTGAATCAGACGGAGCTATCGGTGGCGGAATTGATGTCGGCACGACAAACGGAGGTGGTGAGATCGTAACAGCCCAGACCGTTTCTGGCGCAGGGAAAGTTTTATGTACCCTGGTTGCCGGGGCAAATTATAACCTGACCGGGGCAGATGACACGATATATATCACTGATGCAGATGGGACCGGCTGGGATAGTGCCACGGTGTCTGTGACCGTCAAAATGAGTAGGATGGAGGTATAGCATGGATGTGACTAAGGCAGTAACCCAGGCGATTATAAACCAGGCAGATCAGACAGCAACGTCTATCATAGTCCACGACTTTAACGAAACAGATAACGCTATTTTTTGTTCTCTTATTGACGAGGATGATGCTGTTTTGACTAATAAAAGAGTGTTTACTTATGAGGTTTTTCCTTGTGAGGCTTTAACAGACGAAGAAAAGGGTACGATTAAAGATGTTGCGGATGAGATTACTATATAGAAGATTTACAGATAAGTTAACTCCGTTCACTATTGCTATTTGCTTAGTCGGTTCTTGGGTCTTTGGTTTCTTGTCTGGTCTTGCTTACGCTTACTTTAAACTTTAGGAGGTAGCATGAGGTACTTTTTAGGTTTATTAATTTGTCTGTTCCTTTTAGGTGGTTGTGTTTCGAGTGGGACTTACCAAGATCCTACGAAGTTTATAGAAGCAACTCAGGGTAATAAGATTGTAGCAGTACAGAGAGATGATTTTAAACTTTACTATATTGTGTTGCAGGATACAACCGAATCCGCTAAGGTATTTGCAAAAATTGTTAAAGAGATTAGTACTTCTTTTAAAGCTGAGTAATTGTTGTCTTGTGAGGTCATATGGTAGCATCTAGGAAAGGGGTTACGGTTACAGTAGAGTGGTATAAGATAGGAATTATTGCTCTATTCTCAATGTGTGGTGTCTTGTATGCTCAGCAGAATATGATTATAGACAAGCAGGGTGACGCGTTTAACGAGGCTTGTAAGACGATGAAAGCGGATCTTGGAAAGAAGGTGGATAATGCTGTACTGTACGAGATGATTAAGACAATCAACGCGAAGCAGAGTATAGATGAAGAACAGTGGAAAGTACAGAAGAAACTCAACGCGGAGACACTGAAGTATATTAGGCAATTAAGTGATAACGCGTTGCTTGTTAACGAAAGACTTAAGGCTTTGGGGCACTGAATGGAAGTAAACGAACTTAATAAAACAGTTTTAAAGAAACTTGCCGGGTGGCGTAGTAGCTGTCTTCAGTTCGTAGATGACTGTATAGAAGTTACGCCGAGTTCCCAGCAAGTTGAATTGCTTCAGGCTATATCGACGGACAAGCGTGTGACTGTGAGAAGTGGTCATGGACCTGGAAAGGATGCTAGTGCGAGTTGGGTAGCAGCTTGGTTCCTTTCAACAAGGGCTTACGCAAAGGTTGTAGTAACTGCGCCGACTAATAGGCAATTGAAGGATATATTTCTTTCAGAGATTTCTAAATGGTTAAGGCAATCAACGGTTGCTGATGAGTTTATTATTAGAAAGGATACTATTCAGCACAAGGATGCCCCGAAAGAGTGGTGGTTGAGACTTGTTTCTCCGAGTGTAAAGGCTTCTAAAGAGGACCAGGCGGAAACTTTGGCTGGTTTTCATGGCGATCATCTGTTAATTATTGTAGATGAGGCGTCTGGTGTACCAGATCCTGTGTATATACCACTTGAGGGTGCGCTGACGCAGGAAGATAATAGAGTTTTACTGATTGGAAACATGACTAAGAACCGTGGATACTTCTATGATACACACTTTCACTCAGAGATTAGGAAAAATTGGACCAAGTTGCACTGGAGTAGTCTGGAATCCACGAACGTAAAGAAAGAATACCCTGAGTACATGGCAACTAAGTACGGTGTTGATTCAAATGTGTACAGAATTAGGGTACTAGGGGACCCACCACTGCAGGATGAGAACACACTGATTCCGCTGTGGGCCGCAGAACAGTGTATTGGGCAGGATTTCTTAGTTGCGGACGACGAACCGCTGTATTTAGGTGTAGATGTTGCTAGGTATGGAGATGATTCCTCGATTATTCTTCCGAGGCAGGGATTAAGGATAGATCCTTGGGAAGAATTTAGGAAATTAAACACTATTGACCTCGGTGGTTTTGTAAATCAGACTTATCAAGAGCTTGAGGCAAGTGGGGTTGGGATTGATGTGATAGGTGTTGGGGCTGGAGTTACAGACTGGCTTGAAAAGAGGAATTTGATTAACGTATTTCCAGTGAATGTGACCACAGCCTCGAGTGATATTACAAAATACCATAGACTTCGGGACGAACTCTGGTGTAAGGTACGCGATAACTGCTTACTCGGTATGTACTCTTTTCCCGATGTTAAGGTTGAAAGTGAAATGGGTAAGATGGAGAGTATGGGACAGCAATTGGCGAATGAGCTGTCGACTGTTAGATATACCTTTAACTCCCACGGAGGATTTGTTGTTGAGTCTAAAAAGGATATGAAATCTAGGGGGATTAAGAGTCCTAATATTGCTGATGCTCTTTGTATTACGGAGTATTTTGCAAATACGGCTACTAAAGTTTTTAGTAAAGAGAAGCAAGAGGACGAGTATTATACTATGTCAAAGTATTCAGATGTTATTACTTCTTCAACTTCCTGGATGGGGATGTGAGTATGAAGATACTAGGGTACGATAATAAAACAAGTATGCTGAAACTTTGTTACGCAACAAAGCTGGTGTATGAGTATAACAATATTCAAGAGCGAGTGTATGATGAAATTATGCACTGTAAAACAGATAAAGAAGTTAGAAATATACTAAGGCGCGTAGTTACTGTTGGAACATATAAGGGGCTAATAAATGAAAAAGCTATCTAGAGACGAGGAACGTATTATTCTTACAGAGGTTCAAGAGAACCTTAAGTTAGCTATTGAAGAGGATAGGGATAATCGAAAGAATGCCCTTGAGGATCTTGAGTTTGTGGCTGTTGAAGACGCTCAGTGGCCGAGTGATGTAAAGGCTATGCGTGTATCTGATAGAAGACCTTGTATTACTGTGAACAAGATGCCGGCGTTTATTTCTCAGGTAGTCGGAGATCAGAGATTGAATAGACCTAGTATTAAGGTTGTTCCGGTGGACGATAAAGGAGATCCTCAAGTAGCTGAGACTTTGAGTGGCTGGATAAAGAATGTCCAGAATAGGTCAAACGCTGATATCGTTTACGACCATGGGTTTGAGCACGCTGTTACTTGTGGCTATGGGGCAATGAGGGTTATAACTGACTATGTGGATGATACGTCCTTTAATCAGGACGCTTATATAGAGAAGATTGACAACGCGCTTTCGGTTTACTGGGGCAAACATAGTAAGTATGACTGCTCAGATGCAGAGCATTGTATAATTATTACTGATATGCTTAGAGGTGAGTATAAAGAGAAGTATAAGAAAGATCCTGTTCCATTTAACTCTGGGGATTCGCGGTTTGTTAAGGACTGGGCTACAAAGGATACTGTAAGGGTTGCCGAGTACTTTAAAAAAGTTCACTCGAATAAGACTATTTATTTGCTTGAGGACGGGAGAGTTGTTGATAAGTTGGAAGAAGGGGATGTGAAGGATAGATCTAGAGAAGTTCAGCAGACTAAAATAATGTGGTATCTTGTTTCTGGTGATGCTGTGCTTGAGTATAGTGAGTGGGTTGGTAAGAAGTATATTCCTGTGGTTCCGATCTGGGGTAAGGAGTTGAATGTAGGTGGGGAAAGGGTTATTACAAGTTTGATTAGGAACGCAAAGGACAGTCAAAGGATGTTTAACTACTGGTCCAGTGTTGACACGGAAGTAATTGCTATGCAACCAAGGGTTCCTTTTATCGTAACTGCTGGTCAGATTAAAGGCTACGAGACTATGTGGAAGGAGTCACAGAATAAGAACTTTCCATACTTGGTAATTAATCCAGATAAGGAGGCACCTGGTTGGCCTAAGAGGGAAGCTCCTCCACAAGCATCTGGGGCGATGTTAGAAAGACTGCAGAATACTGACCAGGAAATGCGGGATACTATAGGGTTGCAGAAAGCTTCACTTGGGATGAAAAGCAACGAGAGAAGTGGTAAAGCGATTATTGAGCGAAAGCGGGAAGGAGATGTTGGGACGTTTAGTTTTGCTGATAATCTGTCCAGGTCCGTGAAGCAACTTGGAAGAATTCTTGTGGACATAGCTCCTGGGATATTGGATACAGAGAGGGTGATTAGACTTGGACTTGATAACGGGGAGAATAAACCTGTTACAGTTAACCAGGAAGTTAAAGATGTGAACGGAGTTGTGCAAAGGCTTAACGCACCTGGTGTTGGGGAGTACGATGTGGTGGTTGCAACTGGTCCAAGTTTCTCTACACAGAGGACTGAGGCGAGGGAGTCAATGGCAGGGTTTATACAATATTATCCTAACGCGGCTCCGCTTATTGGCGACTTGTTTGCTAAGAATATGGATTGGCCTGACGCAGAGGAAGTTGCAGAGAGGCTTGAGTACTTACTGCCTCCAGAGGTTAGGGCGGAAAAGAATGTTAAGAGAGCAGAGAAGAATGGACAACCTCCACCAGAACAGCAACAACAACAACCATCTCCTGAAGAAGTGTTTCAGATGGAAAGTAATAAGGTTGAGCTAAAGACTGATGAGGTTAAATTGGAGCAGGAGAATGTGGAACTTCAGATTAAGCAGGTTCAACTAAATCAGGAGAAAGCGAAACTTGCAGAGATGAGCGGTAAGCTCGTTGATGATCAAGATAACCGGATGAAAGGGAGACTTGGCGATGCCGAAGAAAGACAAGAAAAAGAAGTATAAGAACGCTTTGATGGGAGCTATGAAGGGAGATGCTTATACAATGAAGAAACTTATTAAAAGGAGGAAGAAGAAATGAAGATGGTAAGTTTAGAGCTTCCAGAGAAAAGTAAAGAAGAAATGGCTGAGTGTTGTGAGTCGCTTGGGGATGGTGATAAGTACCCATGGGGTATGCAGTTGAGTTTCGAGAAAGAACAGCTTGCTTTGTTGCCTGAGCTTAGTGAGGTTACAGTCGGAGACAAGGTAATGATTATGTGCGAGGCCTGCGTGACAGAGGTTAGCCTAAGAGAGAGTACAAGAGGGGATAAACACCATTCTGTTAGGGTACAGGTTGAGCAGGTGGCTGTTGAGCAGAAAGTAGAAAAGACAATTAAAGATATGACATTGAAAGAGTATTCAATGCTAAGAAAAGCTGGTATGGGTGATTCAAGTGGAAGTAAGGAATTAGTAATTTAACACGAGCAGTTTGCTCGCACAAGCCAAGGAGGCTTGCTTATGTTACAAACGATTAAAGAGATTGGTGAGGCTAATGACAGTGACCCTGGAGTTATGAACGGAGTTGATAATCCTAATCTTATGTCAGTAGATTCTACTGATCCGGTTGCTACCGAGGTAGAGGTTCTGGACGAGAATGATAAGGTTATTGAGGGAGCTGAGAAGGATGAATCGGTGAAGAAACTTAGTGAGGATACGGAACCTGAGAAAGACCCGGAACCTGAGTCTGAGCCTGAGAAAAAGCCTAAAGAAGAAACCGATGACTTGTCCAAGAATGTTCAGAAGAGGATTGGTACTCTGACTAAGAAGTGGAGAACCGCCGAGAGAGAAGCGAACTACAAGGATACAGTTATCGCAGACTTGGAGAAGAAACTTGAGGAACTCCAGGCTGGTGTAGAGCCTGACGGGAAACCTGATAGGGCTGACTTTGAAGACGACAATGAGTATGTTGAGGCGTTGACTGACTGGAAAGTCGATACAAAGTTAGCGGCCTCGAAGAATAAAGAAATTCTTGCGAGTACTACCAAAGAGCAAAAACAAGAAATTCTTGAAGTGTATGAAGGTATGGATGTAGCTATTGAAAACGGAAAGGCTAAATACGATGATTTTGAGGAAGTTACTCAGGATGAAACGGTTGTACTTTCTGTTGACGTTATGCAATTGGCTCTTGATACCGAAGTTCCAGAGGATATGCTTTATTACCTCTGCAGTAATCCTGATGAATCGGAGAGAATCTCTTCGCTATCCGCTGTAAAGAGCGCAAAGGAAATAGTTAAACTGGAGGCACAGTTGAAAAAGGTTAATGAACCTAAAACTGAGCCAGTTAAGAAAACACAATCGAATGCTCCAGCACCGATTAAACCTGTAAGTGCTAATGGACTTTCAGAGAAAGATCCTGATAAAATGACACCTGCCGAGTATCGGAAATGGAGACAATCACAATAAGGAGAATGAACAATGGCTTCATCTAATACTTTACTTACACCTACAATTATCGCCAAAGAAGCTCTGATGCAGTTGGTTAATAGTCTTGGAATGTCCAAGCATATGTATCGTGCTTATAAAAATGAGTTTGTTAAGGTTGGCGGAACAGTTACTATTCGTAAACCTAACAAGTTTCGTGCTACCAAAGCACAGGCTAGAACTAATACTAACTTGAGTGAGCCCAGCACTTCCATGACTGTTAGTACTCAGGCACACGTTTCTTGGGCTTTCAGTTCAGTGGATCTGACTTTGACTGTGGACGAATATTCCAAACGGTATATCTCCCCAGCAGCTAATGCTCTTGCTAATCAGGTTGACGCGGATGCTTGTGACCTGTATAAGGACGTGTATAATTACGTTGGGACACCTGGTACAACTCCTGGAACTTTTAAAGTTCTTGGTGATGCGCAGACTGTTCTGGATAATGAATCTGCTCCTCAGGAGAAAAGAATCGCGGTTATGAACCCTGCGGCTAACTGGACTCTTGCCGATGGTCTTAAAGGAACATTTGCACAGAAACAGGCAACTGATATTCTTGAGAAAGGGTACCTGGGTACCATTGCAAATCTTGATATTTACATGGACCAGAATATTAAGAAACACACCACAGGCGCTTTTACTACGAGTGCAACTCCGTTGATGAATGGTGCAACTGCTACTGGAGCAACCACGGTTGTAACAGATGGTTGGGGTGGTTCTAATACTGTTAAGGATGGTGATATCTTTACTATAGCAGCAACTAACGGTGTTAATACTATGTCCGGCGCAAGTACTGGTATTCTTCGTAGGTTTGCTGTAACTGCAGATACCGCTGATGTTGGTGCTGACATGACTATTCCTATTACGCCGACTATTACTTATGCGGCGACTAATCCGTACAGCAACGTTGATGCTCTGCCTTTAACTACAGCGGCTTTGACTTTCGTTGGTACTGAGTCTACCGCGTATGCTCAGAATCTTGTATTCTGCCCTACAGCGTTTGCTATGGTTACTCTGCCTCTCGAAATGCCTGCTAACGTATGGGGCTCAAGAGAGACTGACACTGAGGCTGGTATTTCTATTCGTGTGGTTAAACAGTATGATATTGATGCTGATGAGGAAATCATACGTCTGGATATCCTTTATGGTCTGAAGACTCTTTATCCTGAGCTGGCTTGTAGAGTTTGGGGTGAGTAGTACCAGATAATTTAAGGTGGGTGAGGCTGACTAAGCCACAAGCCTCACCTGCTTAACGAAAGCAGGGCTTAATAGGGAGATAATAAAATGGGAATGAATCTAAGGTACAGTACGTTAGAATGGAATCCTGCAACACAGAAGTTAGAGCTTGACGGCACAGCTTTAACATCTACGTTCGCAGAGCTTAATACTATGGACGGTGTAACTTCGACAGCGGCTGAGCTGAATATCTTGGATGGTGTTACGTCTACAGCTGCAGAACTTAATATCCTTGATGGTGTGACGTCAACAACTGCAGAGTTGAACATTTTAGATGGTGTGACTTCAACAGCTGCAGAGTTGAATATTCTCGACGGAGTGACTGCTACTGCCGCTGAACTTAATACACTTGATGGATCTCCGGCATCAGTTACGACAACAGCAACTCCGGCAAGCGGTTCGTGTGCAGTGCAGTTTGTCTTTAAAGATGCAGCTGGAACTACTATGGCTGTTCCGAGCGCTGGTACTTTCTATTTGTCGGAATCTGCTGACGGAACAACTGTTGACGCAGCTGACACAAGTGTAGCAGTCTTGACAAACGGAGTTGTAAACATAGTTGATACTGGTGTTGCTAAGTATTATAACTATGTTACAAGTGCTGCAGGATTACTTGGGCTGACTATTACAGCAGCTGCTGATGATTATTACGTTGTGTTTGTTAAGCCTAATGGGTTGTTAATGATATCAACTGTTTGTACAGCTAATACATAAATAAGGTATCCGGGGAGTGTAAAAGCTTCCCGGATTTAAACTATGAAAAAGATTATTATTATAGGAAAAGGTGTTGGCTGGGAATTGGCTCCATTAGAAGGTGAAACATGGGGAGTTAATGACTTATGTTTACGAAGGCCTGTTAAAGTTATTTTTAATCTGCATAAGGATTCTGCTGATCAGTTCCATAAGGATATAAATAACTTCGCAGAAAAAACAAATACACCACTTTTTAGGTTGTGTGATTTTCCACTTGATAAGATGCATACAGACTATTTTACAAATAGTATAGCTATGATGATTGCTTACGCTGTTTATATAGAAGTTGACCAGATAGATTTATACGGGTGTGTGCTGTGGGGAGGAAGTGAATACGCTTTTCAAAAACCTAATGTTGAGTATTGGGTAGGTTATGCAAGAGGAAAAGGAGTTAAGGTTAATATTAAAGGACATACTAATTTACTCAGATCAGAAACTGGTATGATTTATGGTTATGATCTGCCGCAAAAGGAGCTTTGATGAAATTACATAACGGAGTTATTTACGGAGCAACAACCGCGTTGGACAAGCTGGTTTCACAGGACTGGCCAGTTAAAAATAGTCTTGCTTTGGTTAAGTTACACACAAGCATGAAGGTAGTTTTTGATTGTATTGAGAAAGTTCGCTCGGGGCTTGTGCTGAAGTATGAAAAAGAAAAGGGTGCTGGTATGAGTGAGGCTAATCCTAATTGGGATAAGTTTGTTAATGATTACACAGCGCTCATGGAAGATTTTTCAGAGATTAAGTTTGAAAAAATCCAGCTTCCGCTGAAGGTAAACGGGAAGGACGTGATGATTAAACCTCAGGAGATCCAAGCTCTTGAACAATTTATAGAATTTAAGGAGAACTAGAATGGTTAGTAATAATACATTGTTAAATGGAGCTAAGGTTAATCAGAAAGTGGTACATCCATCAGAGGTTGTTCAGGAGCACACACCTTGCTTTATGTTTAGTGAAGAGTGTCCTGAGGGAAAGGTAGTTAAGTGGGATAAAGAGCTTGCGGAGTTGATTGAGGCTGGTTGGGTTGATCATCCAGGGAAGGTGCAGAAGTTACCTGGGCATAAGAAAGTTTGGGAGAAACATCAAGAGGCTATGAAGCCTAAAAGAGAACCAGTTATTAAAAAAGAAGCACCAATGAAAACGTCAAAAATTGACCTTTCTGAAAAGAAAACCACAAAGTAAAGGTAGGAAATTATGCTAGTATCTGAAGCTATAAACGCAGCTGGAAGAAAGTTAGGGGTTGTTGTAAGCGGTGAGTCGATGACTGATAATCAGCTGGCTGATGGGCTCAGTGCTTTGCAGGCTATGCTTAGGTCTTGGGCGGCAGAGCAGATTAACGTATTTGCCTCGGTGAGGGAAGAATTTACTCTGACCCCAGGAACCTACGAATACTCACTTGGTGAATCTGCAGCAGACTTTGATACAATTAGACCTAATAAGATTCTGAGTGGAACTATTGTTGAGGACGACGTGACACACTACCTGGATGTGATAGGATCGAATAAGTATAACCAGGTGACTTTGAAGACTGTTCAGGATACACCCTACTACTTGTACCCGAATTATACTTTTCCAAATATTACTCTGTATTTTTATCCTGTACCAAGTACAGCTGATACGCTAACTCTGGAGTCTTTGAAACCATTTACTGAGACGAGTTCCTTTACAGCTACTTCTGATACACTCTCGTTTCCATCACACTATGAGGAGGCGATAATCTATAACCTGGCAATTAGACTTGCTCCAGAGTTCTCCAAACCAATTTCAAATGAGGTGCTTGGTATAGCAATTAGTTCACACAAGAGAATAACGACTTTGAACTCAGGGAATCAGACAAACGAGGCTGTGGTTATAGTTCCTGCTGGGTATCGTGGTAGTTATAGTATTAATTCAGATTAAGTAAGGTAGGTAACTATGGAGATTCCATTTGTAGGTGGAGCATATGAAGGAAGGTCTAAGGAACTGAATGCGCAGAGAAGTATAAATCTGATTCCTGTTGTAGACCAGCAGGATGCGAAAAATATTGTAGCGATGTATGGTTCTCCTGGTAATACTGAGTTTAGTGCTCCAGCTACTACTGCTGTTGTTAGAGCTATGCACGTGATGGGATCGAAGTTGTATGCTGTTGTTGGAGCTGTTGTTTATGAGATAGCTACAACAGGGGTGGCTACTTCACTTGGGTCTATTACAACTTCAACAGGGTTGGTAAGTATGGATGATAATGGGACGCAGGTACTCATTGTTGACGGCACGACCTCGGGGTATATTGCCACTACAGAAACACTTACAGCTATTGCTGATGCAGATTATCCAGCGCTGGTAACTTGTAAATTCTTTGATGGGTACTTTATAGGAAATGAAATTAATACTGGTAAGGTATATATCTCAGGGCTTTATGATGGCACGTCTTGGGATGCTCTTGAGTATGCTACTGCTGAGGCGTCACCAGATAATCTAGTTTGTTTGTCAAGCACTAAACAGAATGTGTGGATGTTAGGCGTAAACTCAACTGAGGTTTATTATAACTCAGGGAATACAGACTTTCCATTTGCTAGGGTTCCCGGGGCAGTTACTAATATAGGGTGTGCAGCAGCTGGATCACCGAGTCTTGTTAAAGAAAGAATTTACTGGTTAACAGATAAAGGAACTGTGGCGAGAAGTCTCGGGTACAGCTTTGAAACCGTTTCTACCAAAGGAATAGAGTATCAGATCTCTACGTATGGAACTATTTCTGATGCGCAGGGATTTTATTATATACTTGAGGGAAGGTACTTTTATGTTTTATCTTTTCCGACAGAAGGAAAGACTTGGGTACTAGACGTAGACACACTGTTCTGGCACGAGTGGCAGAGTTTGACCGGGTCAACCGCAGGAATGTTTCGTGGAAATTGTAGCGCGGAATTCGTTGGAAAGATGTTGGTTGGTGATAGGGCTACAGGACAGGTTCACGAGCTCTCCATGAGCGTTTACACAGATGGCGGATTGAACATTCGAAGGATTCGCAGGACACAGGTTCTGTTTAAAGAGGTTCTGTGGGTGGTGCATGCGCTTGTTGAGATTGACTTTCAGTCTGGGGTAGGGCTTGACGTGGATGAAGGAACAGACGGATATGATCCTCAGGTTTTATTACAGTGGTCCGATGATGGTGGAAATACTTGGTCAACTGGTTGGTCTGTTTCTTTAGGTAAGTTCGGAGAGTTTAACAAAAGGCAAAGGTGGTTACAGCTTGGTCAGAGTAGGAATAGGATTTACCAGGTAACTATCGAGAGTCCTGTAGAGGTTGTGATGCTTGCAGGTTATGGTGACTTAATAGCGAGTAACGGATAGGAGATAAATATGGCTGGTTATGATCTAGTAGTTCCTCCTATAGCGACGACGATGTTCAGAGATGAAGATGGGATGATTGATCCTGTTTGGAATGAGTACTTTAATAAGCTGGTTGGTCAGCCAGAGTTTCTTAATGTCACGCAGGTTTTGGTCGATCAGATACTTGTTGGGTATGAGATTTATAGTACGGACTACGTAGCTGGGACTACAGGGTGGCGGATAGCTAGTGATGCTGGTGTCGGTGTCGCTGAGTTTAATATTCCGATAGTCTCATATGCTGACGTCACAGGGACTAAGCCACCGAGTGATGCTGATAACACGAGTACAATTGTACTTGGTGGACTGATTACCACAGGGTCTATTACGTTTACGCAGGGTGGTACGGTAACAGCCGGAGTAACTGGAGATACAAGCGGTGACACGGCTACAAGGTTTTGGGCTGGGAGTACTTATGCGAATAGGGACTCGGCTCCATTTAGGGTTCGCCAAGATGGCTCGGTTGTTGCCACGAGCATAGCTATTGGAACTGGTTCAAGCTATGTGGGCAATACAATTAGTACAAGTTATACCGCAGCTGATGAAACTGAAACAGTTATTTCAAACGGAATAGTTACTACAGGAACAATTCAGGTGGTGCAGGGTGGTACAGTTGCTGCAGGCATGACAGGGAATACTTCCGGCGATACAGCCACACGTTTTTGGGCAGGTAGTTCTTTTGCCAACAGATCAACCGCACCGTTTAGGGTTAGACAAGACGGTGTTGCTTATATGACAGCTGGTGTCATAGGAGGAAGTGTTGCTTTGACAGCCAGCAGTACTTCATTAATTGTAACTGGTGGAAGTGGTTTAGGAAATAAAATTTCCTTTGGTACTACAAGTGATGGAAGTATTAGTGGGCAGTCTGGTAGTGTTGGTTTGGTTTCTACTGGAAGTGGTTGGTTATATTTTAATACTGCGAGTACCTCAATGAGGTATGAAGGGGCTATTCTTTTTCCAATTAATAATAACGCCGTTTCTTTAGGTAAATCTTCTAATAACTTTAATACAATTTATTGTAGCACAATAAATGTACCCACTGGTAATATCACAACAGCAAATATCACAACAACAGCAACTAACCTTGTTAGTGGTACTTCTTTACAGCTTGCTGGTTCGTCAAGTGTGACATTAATAAATGGTAGTTATTCTGCTGTACTTACTACTGGTGTGTTTAGGCCATCGAGTAATAATCTTTTAAACCTTGGTTATATAAATTACAGGTGGAATCGTTTGTATACTTCTGGTGTAACAGTAGGAACTACAAATGTCCATGATGTGCTTGATGATCTGCAGGCTTTGCATGATATAAAACAGACTAAAGACGGTAAGATGGATATTCTAACTATGCCAGAAAGAGTGGTTGATTATAAAAGTGCAAGAGAGCATTTAAAAATAAGTGAGAAGAATAACTTTTCTGATGCGGAGATTGACAAAGAGTTAAAGGATCATAGTAAGCAGGCTCATTTACTTGGTGTTGACTTACCGAGTTTTGTGAACCTGGTGGAGGGTGCTGTTCGGCAGTTAGATAAAGAAACTTCAGCTTTTTTGTATGATCTACTTGATACTGTTGGTGACTTAAAGGCGGAAGTTAAAAAACTAAAGGAAACCAAATGAAAATTTGCTTAGTCTGTCATAAATACAATGTACCACTTGATGACCCATGTTGTTACCCACTTGGGTTTATGTATGTTTCGGCTGGTCTTAAACAGCGAGGATTTGATGTAAAGGTTCTGAATTATAACCTGTTCGACTATGACTTGGTAGAAGAAGTCAAAGATCAGGATTATGTACTGTTTACCGGGTTCGAGGAGTTCGCGAAGGATATAGTTAGAGATGCCAAGGTGTGTAAGGAGCTTGGAGTAAAGACTGTTCTCGGCGGAGCGCTGGCCACATTTATTCCTGACACTATCGGGAAGTACGTAGATAAGCTGTTTCATTGGGAAGTAGAAGATGTTACAAATCTTGATGATATCCCTTGGCCAGACTATGAAGGGTTTGGAATTGAGGAATACCATAAGAGACACAAGACTCGGTACATGGGAATTCTTACTGCAAGAGGTTGTCCGTTCAAGTGTACCTTCTGCGCTCAGACCTGCCTGTATAGAACCCGGCATCTGAATAACGTCTTTGCGGAGATTCAATTTTACAAGTCGAAGTATGGAATTGAAACAGTTGTGTTCAACGACAATACCTTGAATGTCTCAAAGAAGAGGTTTATGAAAATCTGTGCTTGGATGAAAGGTAGAAATCTTTCTTGGAGTGCGAGTATCAGGTGCGACAAGTTCGATGAAGAGATGTGTAAAGCAGCTAAGGAATCCGGGTGTATTTATTTCGTGGTTGGGATTGAGTCATTTACGCAAAGCAGGCTGGACTACATGAATAAGCAGGTTACTGTTGGTCAGATAAAGAAGACTTTGAAGTTACTTGAGAAGTACGGTATTAACTATCATGGGAATGTCCTGGTGGGGTTTGAGAACGACAGTTACGAGGATATAGTTAAAGAGGTTTCTCGGATTCCAAAAGGAACTAACGTGTTTCCTGTTATGGTTCAGCCTTTTGTTGGGACACAGAACGGGAAGACAAGGCTGATTAGTGAAAGTGAATATAACTTCCTAACGGATCAATTTGCAAACTATGTGTCAGACAGAGGAATGTACCTTTATCCGGAGCTGAAAGCATCATGATAAGAGAATACAGTTTAACAGAAGCAAAGGAAAGTGATAAGTTCTTTCAGTTTATGAAGGGCTTTGAAAATACTACAGACATGGTTAAGGTTGATGTTGAGTATTCGAGAGCAAAGTATATTCAACTGATGTCTGCTGGCGTAGCGCGAGTGCTTGTATCTGAAGGAGAAAATGGTCTCCAGGGCGCACTCGGATTTTTAATCTCAAACGACCTCCATAACGGAGATAAAATGGCGGTCGAGACATTCTGGTTTGTGCTTCCAGAGTTTAAAGGGGAGGGTAAGAAACTGTTTGAGACTTTCGAGGAAATTGCTGGTGGGGTTGGTTGTAAGAAATTGGCCATGATTCATCTGGTTGATTCGTATCCCGAGAGTTTGAAAGATTTCTACACAAGATCAGGGTATAAGTTACTTGAATCACATTACGTAAAGGAGATTTAATTATGTCAGTAGTCTCAGGAGTGGTAAGTGCATTTGCGGCTGATTCAGCGGCCGATACACAGGCAGAGGCAACAAGAGATGCAACAGATAAAGAAATAGCTGCTTATGAAAAGGCAGCTGAGATAAAGGCACAAGGAGCCAAGGACGCGGCTGAGGTGCAGGTTCAAGCAGCTAGGGATGCCGGAGAAGAAGCTAAGAGGTTACTTACTGAGTTACAGGCTGTACAGCAGGCTGGTGGTAACGCAGCAGCTGAGCAAAGGATACAAGCTGAACTTGATTCTGCAACTAGGTTTGCACAGGAGGCTGAGAAACAAGCAGCAAGTGCCGTGGCTACAGCTCGGGAACAGTCTGATAGTATCCTTGAGTATATGAATAAGGGTATTGATGAACAAAAGGCTTTTGTTACAAAGGCAACTGACTTTAACCAGCCTTATATCGAAGCAGGTACTAATGCGTTGGCTAGTTTGCAACAAAGGATTGCCGAAGGACCTGGTGAGTTTGAAACAAGTCCAGGGTACGAGTTTAGACTTGCAGAAGGAAATAAGGCTATTGATAGACAGCAGGCTAGGCAGGGAAGTGTACTGAGCGGTCAGGCTGTTAAAGCGAGTACGAGGTTTAATCAGGACTATGCCTCGAATGAGTATGATAAATTTCTGGATCAGTATTATGATAGTCTTAAACCTCTCGAAAGAATCGGAGATGTTGGGGCGGCAGCTGCTGGACAAAGTGCGAGCATTACTGCCAATGCCGGTCAGAATATTGCTGGGATGATGCAAGCTGGCGGTACTAATGCAGCTAATGCGTTGGCACGAGGTAAGTATGATTCGGCAAATATACTGGCCGCTGGTGATAGGAATGTGAATGCTGCTAAGACTGCGGCGGATTATTTAAGAGCTGATAATACTCAAAGGCAGTATGATGTAGATGCTGATATTATACGGCAACACAGTGATATAAATACCAACACAATTGGAGATATTGGTAGATACACAGCTGCTGGTTTAACCGGTGAGACTGGTGCTTTGGCTGAGGGAGCTGAGAGAACTGGAATAACTGAGGGTGCTGGTATTAGAGATATTGGTACTGCTCAGGCTGGTGGGACAATTAATCAGGCTAATGCGATCACAGGATCAATTCAGTCAGGTATTAATACAGGTTTAGATGTTATAGCACTTAATAAATATCTAGGGTCTGGTGGTTCTTCTAACGCTGTTTCAAACCTGTGGAAATACTTAACTATTTAAGGAGGATACAATGGCTTTAGGAACAATACCGCAATTAAATACAGGTGGTGGGGATTATTCAAATGCTCTGAGGGGAGTTATGCAGGCTGAAAGATTGAGTCGTCAGGATGCAAGGGCAGATGCTCAGGCTGGTAGGCAAGAAGAGTTGTTTGGTTTACAGAAGCAAAAATTAACAGCTGAGCTTGATCCGGAGGTTGTTGCGTTGAAGAAGCAGATGCAGAAGCTGGATGTTGATACTAAAAGTGCTTTAGCTAACAGGTATGCTCTAGAAAATAAAAAAGCTTCTGCCAAGTTTGTTGCTAATCAGTTTTACCCTTACCTTGGGGCTACTGATAATCAGTTAATTGAATACTCGAATATGTATAATAAGTTTTTAAAAGATCGGGAGCTTGCTCCACATGTAAAGGCATATGCCCCGAACCCAGCTGATTTTTTGAAACCAGATTTGAACGGGGTTAGTGTAGATGGAAAACCTCCAATGAGTGTACCTAAGGAGGATATGAAAAGGTTTCAGCAGCAGCTGACTGGTATAGTTGCACAGGCAGACGCGTTGTCGAAGGGGCAGAAGGGAGGGAAGTCTATTCCTGTGTACGGTACTGGTGGAAGAAAGTCTTATATGCAGTGGGTACCAGCAGGTGAAAGTTTTACTCCTCCGGATGGGTATGAGTTGACTGCACCTAAGGAGAAGAAAGAACCAGGTCAGATTACTCGACAGGTTGAAGGTGAGGATGGTAAGATTTACACTGCTTACGGGATTATGAAAGACGGAAAGTTTGTTGAGCAAAGTCGTGTTAGCACTGCAGGAGTTAAGAAAGCTAAGTCTGAACCTGCTGATGTTAAGGTTGTGCGGACGGAGACTAAGGACGAGCTTGATGGAACGACTGGGCTGACGTACAGAACTACATTTGAGTACGATAAGGATGATAATGTAATTAGTGAAAAGAGAGTCGAGGTGACTGAGGATACGCTGACCCCACAGCAGAAGATAGAGAATAAAAGAAAGGATACGAATAAATTGACTGCCCTCGGGGATAGTATTTCTGGTGTTGATGATGAAGGTGTTCCTTTTGCTATAGATAAAGAAGGTAATGCGGACGCTGTTAGGCAGTATAATGAACTGGCGGAGAAGCTGGAGTTACCTGACAGGTATGAGTGGAGTGAGGAAGGAATTTCTTATGAGGTACCTGGAGCGATTTATGGAACGAATACTAAGACTGAACCTGGGTACGTCAGGGTTAAAGCAGGTAAGACTAAAGATGATGTAAACGGGGCACTTGAAGAGTTCAACGCGGATATTTTGCAGGAATACAAGAGAATGTACCCTGGCAGAACTGATGCGGAACTTGAAGCTGCTTATAATAAACTCAGAGATGCTGGAGGTATGTAATGGCTAATTTACCAGCACTAAGTTTCGATGATGAGCAAACAAGTTATACCGTTGACCCAGCGTTGACAGCTGTTGATAATGAGAATAAGGAAATTTATGACGTAGAACAGGCAAAGAAGAAAACTCCTCTTCCAAAGTTGAATTTACCAGAACTTAAGTTTGACTCGGAACCAGGACTTTCGACAACTGATAAAGTTTTTGACATAAGTGTTAAGACTCCTGCAGCACTTGCTTTTGGTATGGCTAGTTGGCCATTTGCTCAGAGTGCAAGATTCGGGGCTATGTATGGACAGAAAGCCCAGCAAGCTCTTGGTATAGTTCCAAAGATGACTGATGAAGAGATTACAGATTTGGGGAATCAGACCGCTGAATGGTTCAGCTCACTCGGTGGAAATCTTACCCCGAAGTCTGAGGGCGGGAAGAAAGCAGTAGAGTACGCCGGGGAGGTTGTGAAACCTTTGGCTTCGCTTGCTCATTGGGTAAACTCAGGGATAGACGAGAAAAAGTACCCACACGCGAGACAGCTGGCTGACACTACAACTGAAGGAATGTTCTTTGGATTTCTGCATAAGTTCGGTTCGGAGGGTATGAAGGTTGGTAAGAAGCAGTTGAAGGCGAGGTCTACTAAAAAAGCAAAGGATATCGAAGCAGCTAAGAAAGCCGAAGACGTCCTGATGAAGAAGGTTGATGCAGCTGCTAAGAAGCGGGAGTTTGACAGCTATGTTCAGGAACACCGGGATGCTGTGGTAAAGACTAAGAAAGCTGAGCGTGAAGCTGCTGAGACAGGGGTTCAGACTGAAAGGTCTGTGTTGGCTGAGGGTAAAGAGATTGCCGAGGCAAGGATTAAAGAGAACCTAGAAAGAGGGGAAGTTTTTGAGGGTCCAACGCTGAATCAAAAAGCTAGGATTGAAAAGGGTAGAGCTGAGACTGAAGCTGTTTTGAAAGGTGAGGAACCTGTAGTAAAGGCTGAAACAGGGGAAGTAAGAAAACCTGACCTCGGAAAGGAGCCTGTAAGCGCGTTGCCTGAGTTGACTTTTGAAAAGGCTAAAGTTGTTGAGACACCCGAGGCTCTGACGGTTGAAATTAATCAGAGTATGCCGGGGACTAAGGTAAAGTATGACGGTGTCTTTGATAGGACAGCACTGGGTAAGGAGCCTCTGCATCAGTTTACTCCACAAGAAGGTAAGTTTAAAGGAAGAACCTTTGCAGTTGAGGAGTTATCCATGGATGCTGTGAGAGGAAAGATGAAGGAGTTTGAGGCACAGTCTGGTACAAAGGGAACCGAGGTCAAGTATAAGACTGAGGAGGGAATTCCAAGAAAAGAATACCAGGTTACTGATGAGGGGGTTGTTGAGACTAGTAGGACAGGTGCTCGTAAGGTTTATGAAATCTCTGAAGAAGGTATTAGTAAGATCGAAGATATTCCAGGACAGAGGAAAGTTTATCAGATTCTACTTGATCCGCTGAAGAACCAAGAGGGTGCTGTTAATGTTGAGATTCTATCGAAGGTATTTGGTAAGGCCCCTAAGGCCGGGAGTCTGAGGAACAAGCTGAAGAAGGTTGGAGTTAATGAAGGGGACTTGAGGTTGTCAGGGCTGGATAGGTACCTGAAAGGGCTTGGGCAGGGTAGGGTTGATTGGGAGAAGTTTAAGAAGATTGCTGATGAAGGAGGATTTGAGGTAAAGAAGGAGAGGTTGGGGAAGAAAAGAATACAGGCAAGTAAAGAAAATCAACAAAGGTGGAAAGAGTTATTTAACAAAGAAAACAAGACAAGGGAAGAAAAAGTAGAGCAGAATTACCTGTCAGAGGATATACCTTTAGTGTACGAAAATGCTGAGTATAACCTACAAGGAGCTAAAGAAGGAACGTACTCAGAGAACCTGTATAAGTATGATACTAATGCTGCTGAGATAAGCGCAATACGTAACGAAATAAAACAAGGTACCATTTCACCTGCGTTAGGAAAACAAGCAATAAGTAATATAACAAATCAAAAGAAGTCTTATAACGAACCACACTGGGGTGACCAAGGTAAAGATGTAATGGCTCATGATAGGAGACATGAACGAACTGTTGAGACTAAAGAAGGACCTGCAGAGGTTGTTTATGTAGATGAAGTGCAAAGTAACTGGCATAGGGATGGAGCGAAGGATGGGTATGGCAATTTAGTTCCTATAGATGCAATAATTGAAATTAGTCCAGCATCTGGAGGGGAACAAGCAATCTATAATGTCGTTTTTAAAAATGGCGCTGAAATCGATATGTTTGCCAGAAGTAAAAATGATGCAAGAAACAGAGCTTATGAGCAGGCTAAAATAGATGAAGTAGAAAATCTAGGTGGAGTCCCCGACGCACCGTTCAAGAAGACCTGGCCTCAGATGGTTATGCGAGATGTAATCAGTGAAGCGGTGGCTGGTGGGAAGGACGGTGTTGCCTGGAGTACTGGTAAGATGCAAGCGGAGAGATGGGGTGGGAAAGCGCAGACAAAGAGGGATGCTATCTATGATAAGACTATTAAGAAGTTCATGGAAAAGGAGAGTGGAGTTAAGGCTGAGTTAGTTGATCCAGAACCTGGTGCAATCGGTAAAGCTGTTCAACCTGTTTGGTATGTTCCAATTACCAAGAGGCTTAGGAAACTCTACGAAGGGGAGAAGGTTCAAACAGCGATTGATACTTTGCTTGCTCCTATTAAAAACCAAGACGGATCTGTAAGGTTTCCTGCGAATCAGAGAGTTTTTAAGAAAAGGTTTTCTGAGAAACAGAGAGATAGTTTAAGAAAACTCGGACTTCAAGCAGAGAAGAAAGGGCTTGAGTTAACAGAGTATTTGAAGTCAATTGGAATGTCTAATAAAGAAGCAAACCAGATGAAGAAGATCCATGAGATGGCTAGGGTTGATCAACCGTTTAAGAGTTCGAAGACGATTGTTAAACAATCAACAGGTAAAGATCCTCTTGTATTTGAGCCTAAGGATACTAATGTTAATGTTTCTAGAGACGCTAAGGTGGAGATTCCAATTTCCAAAGGAATACTTGATCAGGTTCAATCAGCAATTAGAACTAAAACGCCGAGTATTGTTAGGACGTTTAATCCTTCGTTAACAGCTATTAGGAAATTTAAAGCTCCCGTTCTTACTGACTTGTGGCATAAAGCTAATAGTATTGAACGAGCTAGACTTGAGGATGTTAAAGTAGTTAAGAATAAAGTTGAAGATCTTAGGTCAAAGTATCCAAGTAAGAAGCTTAGAGAAGAAGCATATGTTAGGGTTATGTCTAAGAGTAAACTCGGCAGAGATGCTATGAAGAAAAGTGGAGTTAAGCCAATCGATTCTCCTGTAAAGTACGAAGGTCTTGTTAAGGAAATGGAACCACTGTTTAAGGATATGCTGACAAGAATTAATGACACAAGGGTAGCAATAGGTAAGAAGAAAGTTTCTCGAATGAAAGACTTTATGCCCATGATGGCACAGGAACATTTTTATGATATGCTGAGAAAGGGTTTTAAAGGTAAAGAGGAAACGGTTGGTAGACCAAGCCTTGTACTGGATTCTGCCGAAGCGGTTAATCACAGGCATAGCTATGGAACTGCGGAGGCTACTAATTTTAACCATCTGAAGAGGGGTAAACTTCGGTCCGGTGTTCGACTGGAAATGGACCCACTAAGACTTTACGCAGATTATGGTAACACGGCTCTTAGGCATGTGCATTATAGTCCACTGAATGCTTTTGTAGAACAACTAGTGAAGAATCCGTTTAAGGATAAGAACGGAAAGTCTTGGAAAATGGAAAAGCAGAACCCTGAGTTGGCTGAGTATTTGAGTAGATGGAGTAATAAACTTGCTGGAAGGCCTAATGTAATTCTTCCCGAGGCTCTGAGGTTTGTTGAAAAAGGAGCTCAGAAATTGAGTAACAACCTGACGCTTGCCACACTTGGTTGGTCCGCAAGAACTATACTTGTTCAGCCTACTGCGTTATTGCCAGTTATGACTGAGTTTGGTGTTGGGCCTACTATGAAGGGACTTATTGAAACAGTCAAAGGAAGTAAGAAAGCTCCGATTGAGAAGTCTGATGCTCTTGCGGTGAGAACGGCGGATGCTTTCCTTGGAGACATGATTGATGTAAGTCTTGGTGGCCCTGTGAAGAAAGTTATAAAAACACCTCAGACTAAAGCACTTGATGTAATGAAGTTTGTTGATAAAGTTGCAGCTAGGGCCGCGTGGAGAACAGCGTACTCGTCTGCTAGGAAGACTATGTCAGAGGGCGAAGCGGTTAAATTTGCTGACCTGGCAACGGTTAGAACACAGGGTAGTGGATTTGCTGGTGATTTAAGTCCTATACAGATGAATGCTATCGGTAAAGCTGTAACCTTGTGGCAGACTTTCACGATTAATCACATTAACTGGATTGGTAAAGAGATACTTGGGATTAAGAACCCTAAGCAGAATCAGTTTGAAACTATGAGAAGGGTAATGACTTATACGGTTGGTTCAGCTATGATTAGCACACTGTTTGAGGATGTAATGGGTATTCAAAGCCCACAACCAGCACCACTTAAAGCTATTCAAAAAGGACTTGAAGAAGGAGATACCGCGGCTGCTGTTGCTCTTAAGGGTATGCTTGAGTTGACAGAGGTTTTGCCCATTGGTTCAAGTGTTAAATTTGGTAGTGATCCGGCTGGTGCTGTTGCTCAATTTCTTGGTGACGCAAGTGAAGGAATTAGTAAACTTCTTCCAAAGGCACTGAGCGGGGATAAAAGAGCTATGCAGAAGTTGGCTTTTATTGTTGCCCGAGGTGCTGGTGTTCCTGGTGCTCAGCAGATTAAAAGAGTTGTGACAGGTAAACAAAGAGGAGAAACCACAGCTGGAGCAGTTCTTGGAAGATATACACCGCCGAGTAAGAAGAAAAGTAAAAACGCTTTGACACGTAAAAACAGAGGTTCTCGAAGAACTTCTCGAAGGAGGGATCGTGGGTAACTTTAGCATAGGAACAAAGAGGCTGATCACAGGTGGGCTTATCATTATGGCGTTGAACGCTCTGTGGTTGGATCCAGTGACTGGCAAAGAACTTGCCCTGGTAGTTTCGGCGGGATTACTTGGATTGCTTAAGGACGATGATTAATCGTTAGCTTACATGGTCAAAAATTGACCTTTCTTAAAGTGGTGTGGGGTGTAAGGTTTCCCACACCACTTTTCTACTTTAAATCTCAATTATGTCATTTAACCACGCGCCACCGGCCAGACTTAACCAAGTTTCCCCACTGAAGTCGGCGGGCGTATACTCGTTGCTTGGTACAATCTCATCTAGGATACCAAGTTCCTGGTACAATTCCGCCACAAGCTCAGAACAGAAGAAACTGCTTAGGTCTTCCTCATTCAGTCCAAACGGTCCATCGTAGGCAGCTTTGATTAATTCCATCTTGTCTTGTTCGTACTTCTTAGTATGGTGGGCTTTTCTAAAGGAGTTCAAGACTCCCCTGTGATACTCAAGACTGGTGAAGTTATTCAATTGCCTAATGCCTACTTTCCCTTCATAAGTCTTTATTCTCTGACTAAGTGGTACAATCTGTACACCAGATACTCCCTTCCCAAGCAACGCATCGTTGACAGTACTAAGGGTTGTACTTTCCAACAAGCATACCATATCTATTTCCTTGATATTGAAAACTACTCCCACGTGTGACCACCGGCTGTTCGTGGCTGTTTTAATTCCCTCGGAGATTATGCCGTTTCCTGAGAATAAAACTATATCTAAGGTTTTTAATTTGTTTCTCAACTGATTATACTTTGTCATGTCTCTAAATGTTTTCAAGCTTCTTTCCTCCCTTTTACGACTCTTTGCTTTCATTCCCCAGATCTTCATCCACCTTCTTACAGTCTTTTGACTCACCCCTAAATTTCTTGCTATATCCCTAATCGTCTTACCATTGTAATAAGTCGACACGTATTCAGATATATACTTATACCCTCTAGTATTTACTTCCTGCATCAGGGTGTCTTTATAACTGAATTTTATATCTGAGTCTAGCTTTAAAAAGTTCACCTTTCCTCCTAATAAATAGCTGGCATCTTCCATGGGTTAATAAATACATCTGGGTCTACTCGTTCAACCTGCAGGTGGATATGTGCCTTACATTCTTTCCCATACTTCTCCCCGATGTCCTGTCCGAGACCAAGTGGATCTCCTTGTTTTACCACTGTCCCAATCAGCCGTTTGTTAAATTTAAAGTAGAACATCTTTATAGTTATACAGCTTCCCTCTATCACACATCCGCTGTACTTTTCATTCGCATAAGGTCTGGCTTCCCTCACTACTCTCCCGTTAATCGGTGCTACAATCTGGTGCTTCCTTGGGTCAACACCTGTGGCAAACTCGTAGTCCCTTCCAGCGTGTTTCCTGTGTCCCCTCTTTGCCCTGTACTGTCCCGAGCCTACTGCATCCATCCTTGTTTCAGACCACCCTGTTGGTGAGATCATTCTATTCTCCTGTCCAGTAGTACCATGTACCGTTACCAAGTTTCCCATCCGGGTCCTTGTAGTCACGTCTGATCCTACCAGCTTTAATGTTAGTCTCCATTACTACATCGAATTTCCCAGAGTCTATATCTCTCCATATCATAGACATTAAATTCTTTTCTGAGATAGCCCCTGCGTCCCTGACAATCTTCGCCACAGAATCAACCTCAGCAGTTATCTCTGATTTACCAATTGCCTTGAACGCATTACCCATAAGCATTTCAACTTGCCTTATCTCTTCTATAGCAATTTCTATATGCTTCCATTCTATCATTAGTTCGTTTGACGTAGCAGCTGCCCCAAGCATAGCCATCTTAAGAATGTAGGTAGGTTTTCTTGAGTACCACCCTGAGAAAGATTTATCCTCACAGATCCTTTCTCCTCCCTCATCTTCCTCGTATTTGTTATACCAGTCTACCCATAGTTCTTTACACTTGTCTGACATTTGATACTTACCAGAAAGTCTTGATATCTGATATAGGTCTTTTTCAAGTTTGTCTTTTAGAATTTCTTGTTCTCTGGTCATATTAG